GATAGCCCGACCTTCTTATACTCCGCTCCTTGCCCAAGGACTGCGATCCCGTGCGACCGAGCGACGCCCTTGTGCTGCTCGTCCCACATCGCTTTCAGCATTCGGGCGTCTGAAGGGTTGATCTTCCGATCGACTTTCAGGTAACCAGGAACCTCCGCTGAGTTATCGAAGAATGCCCTGTTCCAGTCCATCGCCCGCGCATCGGCGATCAGCTGCGTTCGCAGAACCTTTGTCGGGCTGAGGCCGTAGTAGGGATTTTCAGGGTTAAACTCCACAAAGTGGACAATCTCATCCTTGTCAAACACGACGGCCCGCGTTCCTATTCGATAAAGCCAACCGCCGATCAGCGTCTTTTCATCGGGGATGGCGTACATATACCGGGGATCAATCTTCGGCCACAGGCCGTCAACCTTCGTCTTTGCCTTGTTGGAAAACCGCTTCTCCCAGTACGCGTCCCCGGCTAGATCGATGTAGACCGACGTAACGTAGATCAGGTCGTATCGAGTCAACTGAGCCTCATCAAGGGGATGTTCAATCAGATCGAGGATTTCGTGATCGACGACTGTCGCCCGTTCGAACTTGAGCCACGCCTCAAACGCCTCCGCCCAGTTGTTTATCTGGGTCGTTTCTTTAAACTCCCGAACGGATGAAAACTTAGGGGTCCGCTTGAACTCGATCGCCACGATCGGAACCCTAGCGACCGCTCGACCGATGGCGCGGATCCCGGCATACGTCCAGCTGTGAACCCTGTACGCGGCTAGCAGGTCGCTTGTGTAACTCGGACGGGAAATGATGTAATCGCCCTTGTCCTCCGCCGCCATGATGATCGACGTGGTTTCACCCACGCCGCGTGTCCGCTGACCTAACCCACGTTCTAGCAACGTCGATAGCGACATATCGCCTCCTCTAAAAGAAACACCCCCACGCCGTTTGGCGCGGGGGCGTCCTTCTCGACGCTATTCCCGTGGGTCTATTCTAGTTCAGGCTCATCGCTGAGTCAAGCCCGTCTGCATTCTGTTACACGGTCGTCTCCAAAGGAGAGGGCGGCGGAAAGTGCGAAAACCGCCGCCCTACGCAAAGGAGGGTTCTAGGTGGTGCTTGCTTCCTCTTTTCCAGTAAGTATTCGGCCCTCAACCGGCTCCCCCAATTCGTCAATCGGGATAGCATCCCATACCCCTTCTTCGGGGGGAAGCTTAATTGTGTACTCTGCTAGAATGCGGCGGGCGCAATCCTCACACACCCAACTTCCAGGAACCTTATCCCCGTTATATCGTAACCAATGTGAAGCCTCTTTTGGGCAGTCAACCGTCGTGCACTTCATTCTTCATCCCGCCTCTCGAACTGATCTGCGTACCCCCACCGCTTCCCGGCGGGAGTCTCACAGTCATAGACCAGCCAGCCATCCTTCTCGCCAACCCTGGTGATGACCGCCTCCAGCCTAGGACCAACACCGAAGCTGGCCCAGTACCAGACCTTATCGCCTACCTTGAGCGACGCTGGCTCCCGGCCGACTGTTCCCTTTCCCCGAACTAATTCAACCTTAGTTCCTGCCCACCCAGCTTCCTCCCGAATGCGGGCACACTGAAGCGCATCCCGAAGCCGAACACGGTAGCTAGGGTAGGTCCCCAGTGAAGTGATTTTATACTGGATCACCGTCTCCGGCTTGATAAAAGCGACCTCGTTGATCCCTTTCGCCATCGCCTTCCCTACCTCCGCGCCCCAGTCCTCGACTGGAGCGGAAAGGTCCTCTCTGTCGTCGATGATACGGATCGAGTTCATCTTCCCCTCCTTCGATGTTTCCATGCTCGTATTATACCCTATACCGGCAAGGGGGTCAAGAGGACATTCATCACCTTTTTACGCGACCAGCCATGGCTCTAGCCACCTCCGCTATTTCAATCCCACCCATCTATCCGCCCCATCGAGCTTGCCGGATCATGATTCGGCATTACTAGACGATTAGCTGCCCTCGACTCACAGGCCATCATCCGTACCCATGCCAGTTTCCACGCATTGCGAACTGCGCCGACAAACGCCCCCTTCAGCCTAACATCGAGGACTGCGTCAATCATCCCGTCCCACGGCACTAGGTCGTCTTGACTGACCGCATAGACCTTCCCGTCTCCAAGCTTCGTCAACCGCTCCGGACGGAGGACGTCACGAGCCAACGCGCAGCCTCGGTAGTCGTACTCAGGGAACCTCCCTACCATGAGGGCGTAGACGGTCGCATGGTGCTTTGGAACCTTCTCCTTGACGATCAGCTGGCCGTTGTTGTAGCGAGTAGTTTTGACATCGACGGGCACACCGTTCACGACGCAATCTCCCCCGCCTCTCCTAGGCTCAGTACTCAGATCGGGGTAGACATTCATCAGTCGGCAGAACGCCAACTCTGCACCTACGCCGTCAAGCTCAACCGCCTCAGCGTCACCGCCGGATAGTTGATCCTTGACTCCCGCCGCCCGGTTACGCCTTGGGCGTTCCTGTGCTAAGTATCGCGCCAACCGCTGCTCTGCCTCGGTCAGGATAATCACGTGGACCCCCTGGATTGTGACTCTGTGATGGAATCAGATGGAACCGCTGCTCTCCATCCTTCATCAACACCAGCTTCCCAAGTTTGACTACCCGCGCCACGCCATGCGTGACGCAGACCGTGAACTCCGCCGTGATTCCCGGAATAGCGAACTGCTCTGTGAACAGTTGCGCAACCGCTTCGTTAATCTGCCTTCGATTCATCTCACCATCGTCCACGATGTCGGGCAAATGCCCCACTCTCCGTTTGGATCAGGCGTGTATGGGGCCGATTCCTTGACCGCCGTCAGCCGCGCCTCGATCCACTCAATCCCCGCTATGCTGGACGGCCCTAGCTGCATCTTGACATACACAGCCCGGAAAACCTTGTCGTTCGCCCCGGCCATCCTCTGCGTCCTTCCCACCTCGAAAGCACGAAAGACTGGGATATTCGGTTGGACCCGCGCCTCCCGGAACGTCTGTTGAGCGTAGGGTCGCCAGTCCTCTCCGTCCATGATCGCTTGGAGGAACTTGCGCGCTACCTCCCGGATCGCCGCTCGATCTTTCCTGTCCTGCTCGTCAGACATGCTTCACCCCTCGCAGAATATATACTAGCGCCACCACCACGGAGGCGACAATCGCCATGCCGTACACCGACTCCTCAAGGTGAGCTGCTACCTCTTTCCCAATCATCGTCACAGCAATTGCGCCGTAAAGCCAAACGAACGCTCGCCCTGCTCGATAGACCAACCGCCCCTTCGCTGGCAAGCCCCGCGCATCATCAGCACTCGTCGTCAGATACCAAAAGATACACGCCGCGCTCACCGCAAAGCTCACCAGCAACGCAAAGCTGCCAGTCGCTTCTAGTAATCCGTTCATCCTATCACGATCGGGTCGTCACCCGGCTTCCATTCCTCGATCTGTTTTCCCAACGCTTCGCGCTCATCACTAGTGATCGACTTGGTCATCCTGATCCGCCCGCCACCCATCAAGCGAAGCTCTAGGTGGTGCTTATTCTCATCATCTCGGATGAACTGGAAGCCAAACACCGCCTCGTATACCCCATCAGCTAGCTTCACCGGCCACATATCCATCTCCTTCCAACGGCTCCTTGGGAATAACGAAGTCGTCGCCTTTTAGATGTTCTATCTTATACCATTCTCCATGCCACCATAGCGGCTTGAATCCTATGTTCCTGATCCCGTAAATCCCGGAACCCCGGCGACCGAACGCACGCTGCCCCTCTCGATCAGTCCGAAAATGCAGAAGGAAAGCATCATCACGCTCAGTGATGTCAACTGACTTATACCGCGTCATATCCCATCGGCGGACACTCGCCATGCCTATTCCAAGGACATATTGTACACTCTCCTTTCGCGGCGCATAGCGGAGGATCCGGCACACTCCCTGGCGATATCGGGTACAGTTGCGTCCGTCTCCGTGCCGATACTTCCAGGTTCGGATGATACTCTTGATTTCGTATGGCGTGATGTATGCCGCACCCCGATTACCCTCGTTCTCATCGGTGTAGAGCGACCGCTCCACTTCACGCCACTTCTTGATCCACTCCCACACCTCCTCATCAGTTACCGGAGGATTGTCAGCCTCATCCAACGCCGCTATCAGTTCAGGCAGACACCTGATGCTCAAGCCTCTTCGATCTGTCATATAAACACCTGGACCCTTTCGTGGAAGGATTGCCCTTCCCGGACTATCTCTGAATAGTTGAAAGCATGGGCGTAGTGGTCAGGTCGCCCGCCGTCCTGAACATACGTCGCGTACGTTTTGTGACCGTCGTCGACCACTTGCCGCGTTAGCGCGAAGAAGTGCTTCCAGAAGCCGTCTGGCAACGTACTAGGCACTGCCAGCTCCCCGACGTGGATCAACTGGAACGCTTTGTCTAGCGTCGCAGTCCGAGGCACGGTCAAGACGGTCACCCCTTCCTCGATCTTCTTACTGACATTGATGCTGAGCGGGCTACTGTGATAACGGATCAGTGACACGATATCAGGGAACCGTTGGGCGAACTTCGTCGCCGCATACGTCTCCGGCATAGCATCAATCCCACAGGCGACAACGTTGTAGGCTCCAATCAGCCGATCCAACGCCGGCCAGTCAACCTCACCCGCCCAGATGATTCCTCCCGATAGGAGCCTCACCACGACGTGTAGCACCGCTCCTACATCAACCCCCATGACCGTTGGCTGGTTACAGCTCATCTTCATCTCGCCTGAAGACGGCAAGCCGGAGACGATCGACTCATCGAGCTTGGCTCCTCCCGGAGCGTAGGGGAGGCCGAGCCACATGTTGTAGAAGACCTGCTCTCGTGTCGGGTTCCCCTTCGCCGCCTTCCACTCAGTGATGAAATCTCCTGGCTGAATCCGTGGGCTAACCAGTCTGGAAATGTGGAATGATCGGTAAGGAGCGTCTGGATTCTGAGCGACCCACCTTCCACGTTGGAGCCGATCAACCGCCTCACCACAGTTAGGACAGATCAGATCCTCAGGCCGCTCCGCATCAACTGAATCCGGCCACCGTGGAATAAACCACTCGCCGCAGGCATCACACTTTATCTCCCACTCCTCTTGCGTCCCCTCAAGGTAGGCATTGTG